AACCTTAACGAACATAGAAATATCTTGCTGCCATCTTCCATCAGATGCACGCAACATCGCACGTCCAGGATATCCAACCTCAACTGGTTTATCGTATAGTAATCTAAACAATAACTTAAAAGAACCTTCTGAACCTTTGGCCAGATATTGTTCTTTGATGTGCTTTAATAAAAATCGTTCGTTAATTTTAATATCAGTTGGGATATTAACAGCTAACTCTTTCTTAAAGTATTTAATGAAAGAATCCAACGTGGTGTCAATATCACGCATCTCAGTTAGATCTATACCCTGATTGTCTAGATATTCATAATATGCTTCTACAAATGAGACGAATGTGGGATAGTCTGCTCTGACGTATTCAGGAACCTGATCTGGAATTAACGCAGAGGATTTAGTTCTCATTAGGGTCTAATGTCGGTAAAGGTATAATTGAATCCTGCACCCAAATCGCCTGAAGCGGATTTGTCTGCAATAATGGTCACAGTTAAGTGATCACGAGCAACTTCTGCAATTTGATGTAATGCCGAAACAACATCATTTGCTTTTGGTTTCATTGAAATTTCAAAATCAATATCAGCAAGAGCAGTGATATTTAAGTTATTTAGAGTAATAATTCCCTTGTCGTAATTAACAGTTCCAACAGAAGGATTTGTAATTGTTTTCTGAAAATTTGTATCCAAAGTATATAGACGCATTAACCCTTGACCATCGTCATCAATGTAGTGAACTTCATCGCTACCTTTAATGAAAAGTCCAGTTGAATAAATTGCACCTTCAGCTAACCCAGAGTTATACAAAGGATTAATCATGTTCAAAATATATTGAGAAGATACATTGTACTTAACTATCATTTTTCTACGCAACAATACAGTCATTGTATTGTTAACCAATGATGGATCTGCAGTATCAATCAAACGACTCAATTTGGAATGTCTAAAAACACCATCAAATCTTTTTAAATCTGCGTCATCATAATTAAAAATTGTATCAATAACAATTTGTTTAATTTGATTAATTGTTTTGTTTGTTTCAAATGGGTTGTAATATGCAGTAACATTGAGAGCAATATTAATATACTCTGGATCAATAATTTCTGGAGTAACTGAAACCATATTCTTATTGTTGAGAACAGTATTCAATACATAATTCTTTTGAAGAGTTGTTAATTTGCTAGCATCAGTCGGACGAATACAAATATATACCTTTCCATAGATTGCTGGATAATTATCTTCACCACCCCAAACAGAAACTGAGGATGCTTCTGCGAAATTAGCAAGAATAAGAGTTTTATAATCTTCTGGTGTCACCGCACGATTTTGTGCAGAATACATTCTCGGAGCATTATACTTAATGCTTTCAATATCTTCTGGACTACCACCACCAGTTGCAATAACTTTTGTTGAAATATTAACAGCTGCACCAAGAATAGTTGAACCATTATAGTTAAACAATCTTGCTCCATTGGCTCCTGCTCTGCTTGAAACAAAATAATCAATGGTAATAACATTACCATTACTCAAAGCCTTACCCAAAATATCATCACCAAAATAAATTTCATACAATCCATCTTCAACTTCTTTAACAAAATATGCACGTGTTATTGATGTAACAGCATTTACAATGTCAGATGCACGGGTGTATATTTCAAAATTACCAGAAGAAGCTGAATCTTGTACAGTTATTCGAACAGTTGACAGATCAACGTTGGTATTTGGTATAATATAACGAGCACCTTCTGCAACTTCATATTTAAAAACTAATGGAGTTCCTTCTACAAGTTCAACACCAGAAAAGATATATCCATTCACCCCATTCACCGCTGTGTAATCTCCAAGATTATAGAAGGTATATTGGTTTCCATCTACAACAGTTTCAAATGGTTGATATGCTGGAAGAGTTGCAACTGCAGGCGATGAGGTTGGATTAATAAGACGAACATCAACAATAGATCGAGCACAAATTGCAGATCTTGACGTATATCCAAGCATTTTTGCCAGCGATACAACACTAGAACGCTTGCTGGCTGAATCTAAAAATGATTCATTTACAGCAAAATTTGTGTATAGATTATTATAATGTGTATTATAGGCAAGGATATCTAGAAGAACGCCAAGTCCAGCGCCATCAAAGTCGTAGTCTTTAAACTCAGCTTGACCTCTAAGATAATTTTTTAAATTATTTTTAATCTGATCGAAATCTAATTCCGAAACATTAATTCTATTATTTGTTATTGCCATTATCGTGTTCTCTCTAGTGCCAGATTAAGAGTTTGTGGAGTTTGCGTGTTTAGAATTGTGAACATTATTCCAACAACAACTCTATTATTATCTGGGTCAACATTAACCATTACACTATTCAAGTCCACTCTTGGTTCGTAGTTTAAAATGGTATTTCTAATTGTTTTCTCAAGAACCGCACTCAACAGTGGAGAAGCTGGTTCAAATAACAGATTATTAACTTGTGTCCCAATTTCAGGATGGAATGGCTTTTCATAGTTAGAAGTCATAATTAAATTTCTAACTGCTGCTTTTATGGCTGATTCATCATATCGTCTGACAATATCAGCTGGGTTAGAATACTTAAAATGTTGAGATGTAGAGTTAACCAAAGAATTTTTGTACAGTTCTAAATGGGTCTGATCTATAGTATCTTTAACCTTACCAACAAATACGTTATTGACATACAGGTTTCTCTGCAACATATCATATTTGGAAAATGTGGTGTTTGTGCCAACAACAATATTACTTGTTGTTGATACTGTGAGCAGCCCAATTCCTTCATTCTGCACCAAAGACATTGGAGAGGGGATGAAATTTAGGTCTAAATCTATGAAGGTTCTTGTGTTTCTTGCCATTTTTAGTATTTAGGTTATATTTTAGAACAAGTGAAAACCACCATGTACTCCTGGCGTTGGTACCATTTGAGCATTAACAACTTTATCATCAACCATGGTAAATGCCATTTTACCATTACCACGAGGACTATGTGAAATGTGTACCCAATTTTGCCAACTATTTCCAGGATTATATTTAGATCCTGGGCGACGATATTCAAGAATCAATTGATTATATGGAAGAAACTTTTCAATTTTCTTAATAAAATCAAATACACCAGGACGATCAAGAAGTGGAGCACAGTCAACAGCTTGTCCTTTACCGTGTTCTGATGTTCCATATTCTTTCCAATCACTTGTTCTCAGACCAGAAGTAATTACCCACTTAGCATTTTTATCGGTTGCGCCTTTCATATATGCACGTCCATCTTTATTTATAGCTGGACCCATCATGTCATATAATGGCTCTCCGCAATTCTCAGCCCAAAGCGCCAAATTACTTACTAGATCTTTAACTGTAAGGGCAACTGAACCACCTTTATCACCAATAGAAGCTGGTAATGGTGGAGAATCTCTAAGTGGATCACTAGGTTTAACAAAATTCCCTAGTATAAAATTCTTTGAAATAGAATATGTTAATGGGAAATCTGATCTTGTAATAATATCAGGGGCAGAAATAGCAGGTTTAGACTGCACATTATTACCTGTACTTGTCGAGGAATCGGCTGCTTTACCTGGAGCGTTATCTGGACTCTTGTATGTTGTATTGTCGTATTGAATTTTTGCTTCTGCCTTACCTGCTGGCGTAGACCACTCTTCCGGAGTTTCAACTTTAGCAACGATATCAAAATCACGCATCGGTTCAGGTAGATCAGCAGGAGCAGCTATTGTTGAACCAGAAGCTGCAGGTGGTGTTAAATCAACCGCATCAACATCTGGCATATCTCCAATAGCATCTGGAGTAGGAACTCCTTTGGCTGCGCCTGACTGTTGTAAGAAAGTTGAACCATCAATAGCAGCGACACCATCGGAATTAAGTTTAAGTTTCTCTCCACCTTTAATTCCAAGAACACCAGCTGCAAATATTGTAGCGGCACCTGATGCTTTAAGTGTTAGATCGGCTTGTGATTCTAAACTCATACCAGAAGAACGAAGTAGGAATTCCTCACCAGCTTCTAACCCAAGTGTGCCTCCAATTTTAGCATGGAAAACACCACCAGTTTGAATAAGCATATCCGTACCAACTTTCGCTGTAATTGCTTCTCCAGCATCAATATTAATAGAACCACCTGCTTTGATATTGATATCATTACCAACAACAAGATCTAACCCATTCGCAATACCAATGGTTGCTTCACCATGCATAACAATATCACTATTTCCTTGAACTTCAATACTTGCATCGCCATTACACAGAATTGTAACACCAGCATCCGCTGTAATATTACATTGACCACCGACATAGATATTACCATTTCTATTCATTACGATGTAGTTGTCACCAACAATATAATCTACCTTTGTTCCATTAGGATCATATTCCATATATGAACCCTTTCTATGGAATATATTGATACGTTCATTTCCTGGACTGTCATCCCACTCCATAACATGGCCAGATTCTGTCTCATATACTTTATTAAAAGGATATTTTGCAGCATAAGCAGAATGTGGTTGTGACCATTCACCACCGCCAGCTTTTTTAACTTTGGTTTTTAGGGTTGTATCTTTAAATGCAACACAAGTACCTTCGATAATTCCACGTGCCAATCTATTTGTGTCTGGTTCGTTTAACAATTCACGAAGTGGATATTTACCATTCGGATCCGTAAACCCTAATGTGCCATAATTAGCTGAGCGATCCTCAGCAAGAGCGGCACGTCTTTCAGGTGGTGCTGATGCAATCTCTTCAGCTGTATAGCCAGCAGTCACAGGTGAAGATTCTTTTGTCGTTGATACACTTTCAGCTTTACCACCAAGAAAATACTCATAGTAGGAGAGCTTTTTCTTTTCAATATAGTCGACGTTAACACCAGTTGCATGAAGAGCTTGTTCATAAAATGAAGGTGAGTGCATTAACTTAAAACATCGACCTTTATTTGTACCATAATTGTCAAGTCTATCAATGTAGTATGTAACTACAACTTCAGCTGATTTTTCTATGTCACTATTAAGAATTTCTGGATTTTTAAGCAGATCAATTTTACTAAGTTCACCATAACGCTTATAGTTACCTTTACCAGTTAATTGAATAAAACCACGACCATAATACATACCACCTTCGGCATCTGTTTCATTTCCTAGAAAAGGTTTTTTACCACCAGTTCTAAATGTTGGTCCATAAAAGAAAGAAAAGAATTCCTCACGTGACATACCCTTTCTAGCAGCGTTTGAATATTTTTCAATAACTTCTGGTGTTGCGGAGGTAAAAACTTTCTTTAAATTATCTGGAGGATAATTGTATAATTCTTTCTGTGGAATCCATGCACTTTCACCACCAGCAATAGCAAGAACAGCACACTTTGCATACTTTGTCGTTAACCCAAGTTTATCACAGGCTTTTAATAGTGCCTCAATACCTTTAGAAGAAGCATTGACATCGGAACTAGATCCCTTTGGTGGTGTTTTTGGAATATCGGTATTATTTGCAGGATCTGGCGCAGCTGTTGTTGGTTCAGAAGGTTTAGCATCTGCTGGTGGGTTTGATTGTGATTCGGCAGAACCAACTGTAACGGGAACACCAGAACCAGTAACAACAGGAGTGCCACTTGAGTCTTTTAAAAATCCACCATCATTGGCAATAATACTACTATCAGATTCTTCAATTGATGTAACAGCAGCTTGACTTTGTGGAATACCACCAAGAGTACCAAGCATAATAGGTTGCTGCTCGTCTTGATCAGTAAATATAATACAAACCCAAGTTCCTGGAACTGGACCAACAGGCGACCAACCAATACCACTGGTAGATGCAGAGGTAATTGGAGACATAGGGTGTGCCCATGGCAAATCACTTGTTGGCAATAGAGATTTACTTTCTGTATGTAAACCAACAATTCGACACTGGCAGCGACCCAACTTTAATGGATCATCACGATTCTCTACAACGCCTGTATATAATTTCATTTTTTAGGTGCCTTCACGTCAATTTCTAATGAGTCTTTAATAATTTCAATGTAACAGTCATGTTCTTTTTTACTGATAACATGATTAATTGCAGAAATTAGATAATTTCCACTATACATTTTATCCCTATTTTGTTTTGGAGTATCTGATGGTCTAGTTGGTTCTGCAGTTGTCACTGATAAACTTATTTTCTGTCCAACTGTATAATCAGTTCTTCCTTTGATTTTAATTTGTAACTTAAAGGCTTCAGCTTGTTTCATTCTGGAAACTCTATCCTGAACAACTTTAATATTTGACACATCACCATAAGAAGAAAATACTTGATTGGCAATTTCATTTACAATAATCGTGGCACCAACTCTAGCAGCTACCGTATCTGTGGTGATTGGAAATTTATTCAATCTCGTTTCTTTTCCCTCGCTAAACTTTTTAAGATAATCATATGCCACCGTTTTATATCGTTTGGTTGTCATATCGTGAACAACTAATTTAGAAGCATATGTACCATGACGAATTCTATCAATATAATCAAACCCAGAAGCTGCGCTCATCTCTAAAACTTCAGAAAAGTCACGGTCTAGATTTCTTGAGGAGCCACCAGTTTTTTCAACATCATCTGTAGAAGAACCGTATTTTAATTTTTGATATACAGGTAATTCGTTTAGATAATCTAAAGAAACAAAATTAAATCCAGATCTATTTTCAAAAAACAAATAAGTTGTACTATTATTTGGACTAGTGGCTTGTTGTAAGATGTAGTTTATGTTTTTAACAACACCCCAGTAGTTAGAAATATATCGTGTACTATTTTTAGTTTCTTCAATGGTTAGAATCTTATCTGTCTCTAATCCATTTGGACCTTTGATAAGTTTCTTGGCAATATCCGAAACTTTACCTTCAAATCCTTTACTCAATTTAATGTTTAAATCATTAAGTGCTTCTGCAGCAATAAAATGTAATTGGTACACAACACTCTTTTCTGCTACATATTCACGTTCTGTCATTTTGTAGATGTAGAATCTTCCTTGAATAATACCTTTTTCTTTTAAAGATTTATCCAAAGATGGAGTAAACATTTTTATGTCAACAAACTCCATACCAACCATCGGTAAGTTATTTATTAGATCTAGAGAATCTTTAAAAATTAAACTGCCTGTCATGAATGGACTAAACAAATCTTCAAAGATTTGAACAGTTATAACTTGGTTTGTTACATTAAAAGATGTGTCATTTGCAAGAGAGATTACTTCAATCTTCTCTATGTTTATATCACCACTGGTTCTTATAACACCAGAAGAATTATTTGTCTCAGCCATTATTGGAACATATCAGAATACTGGTTTACAACTGCATCAAGGACATTCTTTGAAATTAATTTTATTCTTCGCTTAGATTCATTTAGACGTTCTTCATATTCAAAATTAGAAACAGCATACGCAGTTGCATTATTTGAATTTACAATAAATCCATTGGAATCTTCATAGTGATGAGTATCATAAATGTTCTCATCGCCGTATATAGATCTAACTCTTTTATCTAGAACAGTATATGTTACTGGGAAATCTTCACGATAATCATACCTATTATTTGCCATCATAATTACCCAATGATACATTGTATTGCCATAGATTTTACTGGCAATAATCTCAGGCGTTTCTCCATCTACAATGTCATACTCATCGTACATTGTAATATTCTCAAGAATAGATCTTATAACACGAACATTAGTTGTAACGTCTTTAAGGATTTTAACATATTGAACACCATTAATAACAAAGTCATAATAGATGTTTGGCATAGTGGAAAAGTACATTAGTAGTTGTCCTCAATCTGTTTCTTAGTAAGAATAGCCAATTCCTTGAAGGTTAATTGCACATTAATTTGCGTCGGCATACCATTGTCAAAGGAATTAAACATACCATTTGGCGTATAGTTAACATTCATTTCAGTTAACACGCAAGAAGTGTGTCGATGTAAATTAAGATTTTCTCTACCATTATTGTAATACGCAATATCAAACTCAGAAGGATATATAAACAAAAAATTATTATTGTCTTTATACTCTGGATGCATATGTAATTTAAACTGATGGATTATCTCACGAACATTTCTTGCTTCGGCAGGTGTACGTGGGAAGAATTGATATTCGAAATTGAAAGTTCTGAAGTCTACATTTTTAAATAGATTTTCTTTAAGAGGGTTCGCTGCGATACCTGAAGAGGCTGATAAGAAAGCACCCTGTGGACCTTTAGAAAGTGCTAGGTTTGTAGCAATATTACCAACAGATCCACCAACATTAGACTTCGTTCCCAAAGTTCCAATTGCTTTTACAATTTCTGTTCCAGCAACTGCTGCCATTTGGGCACCACCAGTTTCTTCAGCGTCCCACTGCATACCATAACGAATACTTAACTGGTTCGGTACATGAAGTGCGATCGCTTTAGTTAGACGTTTTTGTTGGCGAGCCATTTTACCACCTGCTGCAATAGAAACGATAGCAGCAGTTCCTCCACCAACTGCTGCTCCAATCGCAGCACCCTTCAAACCACCTTTTAAAACTCCGACAATACCACCGCTAGCACCAGCTGCCCCACCAGCAAGAACTCCTGGGATTGCAGAGGCTATCGCTGAACCACCAATTACTTGGGCAGCATTAAAATTTTGTCCAATTAAAGAGCCACGTAGTCTAGGTGGAACCTTACTTGGATCCACTGTGAGAGAAGAGCCAATACCTGAATCTTTCAGTATTCGTGAATCTTCGGCGACGTTGATATAAAAGATAACATAATTTCCACCATATTCTCTGTTATTACCATATAGATCGACTGGATATTGTAGCTGCTCGATATCATAAGTACCCTTTTCAAAACTCGCAGCATTACCACGGGTTGGGTCTATGTCTTTCTTATCTGAATCTAGGATGCCTTTATAGTCAACGCCAATGGCACCCAACGCTTTATCTGCTGCCCAGGCAGCTGCATCTGATATTACATTACCCATATGTTTTTCTCTAAATAGTGGAGGTATTTCATATTTATGCTATCTACACAACAGTAATAATGTTTCATAAAAGAAAATTCACACCCGCAAACCCAGCGAAATATACTGGTGATCCAACCAATATAATCATGAGATCATCATGGGAAACCAAATTCGCTAATTGGTGTGATCATAATCCATCGGTTTTGAAGTGGAGTTCCGAAGAAACAATTATACCTTATCGGTGTGAAACGGATAATCGTATTCACAGATACTTCGTGGACTTCAAAATACAGGTTCGTGATAAGTCTGGAACTGGTAAGATATATCTGGTTGAAATAAAACCTTATAAACAGACCATTCCACCGAAGTATCCTGGAAAACAAACCAAGAGATATCTTGAGGAATCTTTCGCATTTATAAAGAACCAATCGAAGTGGAGGGCTGCTGAACAATATGCAAAAGAACGTGGCTGGCAGTTTATTAAGTTAACTGAACACGAATTGGGCTTATAAATATGTATTATGGCTACATCTAATACACCACTTCAGGACATTTTCGACAAATACCGTTACGATAAAAACGTAACAAAAAAGTCGCAAACATGGTTCGCACAACAGGTCTTACTATTGAGTAAGAAACGTATCACACCAAATCAGGTTGTGAGGAATGATCCAGCTGCAAATAAATCTACAATTATTCCTGGTCGTTTATACATGTTCTTCTACGATCCAAAAACTAAAGCAACACTTCCATACTACGATAGGTTTCCTTTAGTATTTCCCTTCAGTAGAACTGCCGATGGGTTTATTGGTTTAAACATGCATTATCTACCCCATAAATTGAGATTCGTTCTTATGGACAGATTACTTCAATTTAAAAATAACGAAAAATTTGATGAAACAACAAGGTTGCGTTATTCATGGGCAATGATTGATGGAGTTTCTAAATTTGCAATCGCCAAACCTTGTGTTAAACAATACTTAAAAGGTCATCTGAGATCTCCACTAGTTGACATTAATGCACCTGACTGGGCAACTGCCATGATGCTACCTGTTGAAAGATTTGTTGGAGCATCTAAAGAAAATGTTTGGGCTGATTCTAGGAGAATGGCAAAATGATTATAAGCGATTTTGTTTCACAGATGAGTGTTGGCATGGCGAGAACAAATCGCTTCAGTGTCAACTTCAATCTACCAGGAACACTTAATGCTGGAGTTAAAGGACTAACCTCGATTCAAGACATGTTATTGTTTTGTGACCAAGTTCAGATTCCAGGATTAACTTTAAACACAAATCCAAATAGGGTTTATGGTGAAGTTCGTGAAACACCTTATGAATTTAACTATGAACCAATAACGATTTCTTTTTATGTTGATTCGAATATGATGGTTAAGACAATATTTGATTCATGGATTAAATATATGCAAAATGGAGATGATCGTTCTTTTAGATATTATGACGAGTACATATGTAAACAAATGCATATACTTGTTCAAGATTTAATGGACGACACACAATACCAAGTAACTTTATTTGAAGTATACCCAAAGTCTATCGGTGCTGTTCAATTAGATTATGCCTCCAAAGATATTATGAAAATTTCTGTAACTCTTGTGTACAAATATTGGAGATCTATTAATTTACAAAAACCTAAACAATCAGGTGAGAAATCTAAAGGAATAGATTATGGTAATGGTGTAGTAGATCAAGTTGGTGATCCTAATACTGGATTTAAGAAGGCATTTTCTTCAAGTTCAATAACAAATGATATACAGTCTATATCAAGTATTCCGCAACAATACTTTTCAGATTTTAATGGGTTTCAAAATAATTTATATGGTAATATAAAGAGTAATATCAATAATACAATTAACCAAGGTATAAACAATGTAACATCTAGTGTTAAAAATGTGTTTACTGATCTTGGCGGATTTAGATTCAATGTTTAATAAATGTTAAAAATAACCCCAAAAAGGAATAAAAATGACAGCAGAATCAAACGAAAAAAGTATGTTTGTAGAGAAACTATTGTTTGCTCTATTGCCATTAATTATAGCAGGTGTTGGTTACTTGTTAAGTTCAGTAGCGCAACTTAATCACCAAGTAACTGTTTTAGAAAGCAAAGTAAGTCTAGTAGTAACGCAGGACAACAAACAAGCCAGCAATACTGGTAGTGAACTTGCCCGTGAAAAACTACGTCAAGACTTAACTGAAGCTATTCAAAAGAATCGTGACAGTATTCAAGCAAACAAAGAACACATCTCTATTATCGAAGAAAAACTTAAACAAATTAGAAAAGAAACAAAATAATGTCAGAGGAAGTCAAAAGCGACAGCGAGCAAAAGAAAGAAGATTGGATGAACAGTAAATGGCGTCCGATGATGGGATGGATGTACATGCTAGTCTGTACAATGGATTTTATAGTATTTCCTATCTTGTGGAGTATTCACCAGTCTCTGAGTCACGGAAATGTCTCGGCGCAATGGACTCCATTAACACTTCAAGGCGCAGGGCTATTTCATATGGCTATGGGTGCTGTGATTGGAGTTGCTGCTTTTGGACGTACACAAGAAAAAATAGCTGGTGTTAATAATGATCAACCACTATCCCCTGTCAGTCAATCAGTTATTACAAATTACGGTTCATCATCAACTCCACAAAATACATTCTCAACAAGACCAAGACCGATGCCAAGACCAATGCAATCGAGTACAGATAGTTTTGCGGATCCCTCACTTAGAAATACTCGAAACGACGGATAAGGATAATTATGTATCAATATAAATGTAAAATTAATAAGGTTCTCGATGGAGATACTGTTGATGTAAATTTAGACTTAGGTTTTAATATTATATTAGCAAACCAACATGTTCGTATGGCTGGTATTGACACGCCTGAATCAAGAACTACAAATAAAGAAGAAAAACCAAGAGGTCTCTTATCTAAAAAGAAACTCGCTGAAAAACTGCCAGTTGATTCTTGGCAGATTATTGAAACTCAAAGGTCAGATAATAATGACGATAAGTTTGGTAGAATCCTTGGTGTGTTTATTCTGGAAGATGGAACCAAAGTAAATGACTGGTTAATTAAAAATAATTATGCTGTTCCATACAAAGGTGAAAATAAAGAATTAACACAAGCTGATCACCAAGCAAATAAAAAAATTCTATTGGAGCGTGGCGAATTATAATGAAAATTGATGATAATTTGAGCGATGTTTTTAATATGACACCTGTTGATAAGGTAACAACTGATTTAGTTATTACTGAGGATGGTGAAATAATTGAAAATCAAGAACAGAAAGTTGAATCTGATTATGACAGAACAAGAAACAATCTTCATTCTCTTTTGGCGCAAGGACAGGGTGCTTTAAACCATGCAATTACAGTTGCTAAACAAAGCGAACACCCAAGAGCATTTGAAGTTGTTGGTAATCTGATGAAACAGATTGCTGATATTAATACCCAGTTGATGGATTTACATCAACAGAAACAGAAATTAGATGCACCAGCTAAAGGTGAATCTAAAGTTACGAACAATAATGCTATCTTTGTTGGTAGCACTAGTGAATTGAATAAATTGATTGATAAAATGAGTAAGGGAGAATAACATGGCATTACCTATGATGAATACACCATTATATAAAATAGAAATTCCGTCAACTAATCAACAGGTCACTTTTAGACCATTTTTAGTTCGTGAAGAAAAAGCATTACTTCTTGCACAGCAAAGCGAGAATCTGGATGTTATGTTGGATACAGTGAGAGAAGTTATTAAATCTTGTATTAAAGAAACGATTAATGTAGATTCGTTGGCTATTTTTGATGTTGAATATTTGTTTACACAAATTAGAGCAAAGTCCGTTGGGGAACTTGTTTCACTAACATATGTTTGCGGTCATTGTGACAATGAAAACAACAGTGTTAGGGTTGATATTGACTTAACAAAGATACCTATTATACGTGATCCTGCACATACGAATAAAATTCATCTTTTCGGTGAAGTTGGTGTTATTATGAAATACCCAACTATCAATACCCTTAGAATTATTAAAGATGAACTGAAAGACGCCAATGCTGTTATTCAGGTAGTTGTTGATTGTATTGATGCTGTGTATTCTGGTGATGAAATGATGTACGCAGCAGAACATACAAAACAAGAACTTGAAGACTTCGTATTAAATTTAACTAAACAACAATTCAACTTGATTGAAGAATTTTGGAAAACTGCTCCAGTATTTACGCAGATTATTGATTTTAACTGTCCAGCTTGCGGTGCTAAGAATAAAGCATTGCTCGAAGGTTTAGAAAGTTTTTTTTAATTAATCTCAGTCATGAGTCGTTGGAAAACTATTACAAAACAAACTTCGGTTTGATGCAATATCACCAATATAGTTTGACTGAGATTGAAGATATGATACCATTTGAAAGGGACGTCTATGTCGCTATGTTGGTGGCATACCTAGAAGAAGAAAAACAAAGAATAGAGAGAAGAAAGTAATATGAACATGCAAGAACTACTGCAGCTTCAGGCTAAGAATACGAAAGAGAATACTACATCTCTGAGCATGAACGCACTCTCTATCAATAAGTTAAACTTTGATGTAAAAAAATTATCTGAAAATGTCATCGCAAATAAACAAGCAGCAAATGATGAGAGTATTAAAGATGATAAAAGAACAGAAGAGTTAGGTAAGAGCCTAAAAAGCCTTGCCGATGTTATCAATAAGAATATCAAAGTTGCCATGGCAAATGGTGGTGGTGAAGCACTTGGTAAGAAAGTAACTGATGTAAAACGCCCAGAGGCTAGTGGACTAAGAAAAGTTTTATTCGGAGAAAATGCCAAAAAGACAACTGAAGAACTGGGTAAAGAAAGCTGGGGAAGGAAAATTGGTCTTGGTAGTGCAAGTGCAGGCATCAGTGGTTTTTTAGACAAGCGTGAAGAAAAGAAAGCACTGGCCAAAGAGAAGTCAGCGTTTGTTGATAATGCCATGAAGTATGAGCCAGAAAAATATCAAGAAGGTGGTAAAGCTCAAGCTGAAAAACAATTTGATGATATTAAAGCCAAAGAAAAAGAATTAGCTGATATCCAAACAAAAATCGATTCTACCAGAAAAGCAGGGTATAATCCACTGGCTAAAGATGTCAAGGCACGTGACGCTGCAGCAGGTTCGTTGGTTAAAACAGACCCAAGACTATCCAAAGATTTTGCGCAACAACCTGTCAAAGAAATGTCTGAAGATCAGATGGAAGCTGATCGACAAAAGAAAGAGTTTGATTCTGAAAGTATATCAAAACAGAACTCAATTATAAAGTCTGAAGCTGAACTCGGCAAGACCTTAACTGAATCATTGGCAATTCAGAAAGAGAGCCTT